TGAATCCCAATTAGCAATATGTGCTCTTGTAGTTTCTAGTGGAATACCACTACGCTTTAGTGCTGATGCCATACGAAGCACAGTCTGATGTCTTTGACCTTCTTGTGCTCCGTTATAATACATCTTTTGTACACAAGTTACATGAGATGTGTATGTTTCGTTTCCTGTTTTGATTATTTGTGTAGGTTTTGTATCTACATTCTCTACATATTGTATATGTCCATCATCTTTCCAATATGCAGTAAGTGAATATAGATTAGGTATTTCTCTGTTATCTGGTAGTTCTTTAGCTTTAGCTATAAAGTGTTCATAGTTAAAGTTATATATTTCTTCAGATGTAACAGGTACTTTGTATGTATTATTCTTTGCATTGTATGAATACTCTGCACGAATAAGTCTAGCTCTATCATAGATAATATCTATATCATAATTCTCAAACATTTTCTTTAGTGTCATTTTAAGAATCATTGGTAGATCTTCTCTATCTCCAAGCTTAAATACGTCTGCTATATATATGTGAAATCCTGTACCACTAAACCAGGGTTGACAATATAATCCTCCAAGATCATCAAGTATATGAGCAAGTATATCTCTTACATTGTACATACTTCTATTCTTGATATCTACATCTAGAATTATCTTATCGATTTCATAGGTACCTTTGTATTCTTTGATATTACCCTTAAATGTATTATCATATAGAAACATAGAACGAAAGACTTCTGTCTCTTTACCTATGTATTCTGGTAGATCACTTAAGGTACCTACGTAACCTCTATTACTTACACTACCTGTAGCTATTTCAATTAGATTATTTTTAGTAGCCATGTATTCTCTGCACTATTATTATCTACTACAGATACGTTAATAACATCAATTTCAGGTATCTTGCCATCTTCTTTTAGCTTTCTCCATGCTCTTGAGTATGTTGAGCCATTGTGTCTTATATTATGCCACTTTATTCCGAAGTCTTTGACATTCTCTTCTATCTCGTGAGAAGCTACTTCGATGGCTTTGATACCCTGAATATTGTTCCATTTTACTTTTTGGCCAAGGTATTCTAACAGAATCTGCTTGGCTGTTCTTTTACCAGTCTGATAACTCATCATTACCTGGTGCGTTTGATTCCATAACTTCTGGTCTGTAATTCTTTATCCAACCATTTGTTACATGAGTTTTAAATATATCTACAATCTCACGCTTTTGACTTGTAGCAGATACAACTTGTTGAAAGTCAGTATACTTTAGTTTACCATTATCACGTTTACCACTTACATAAGATAGTCTCATAAACTCACGACCTACACAATCTCTAAGAATATCAGTATCTTTAAGTTTGTAACTATCATCAAACTCTGGATTCATGTTTATTGAATCAAAGAATGACATAACTCTTCTTACTGAGCCTGGATCTACAATTTCTCCAAACTCATCTTTTTTAAGTCTACCACCTAAATAAAATACTGGTTGAAAGTTTTGACCTATTTCTATTTTAATATCTAGACCTATATCATCTTTGTATTTTTCATTTTGCCATTCTTTGCCACCATATACTGGAGTAACGTCAACAATAGTTACATTGCTAACGAATACTCCATCCATGTATTTCTTTTCCATTATTTAATCTCCGATTTTCTTTTCTTGATTGCTGTTTCAATTTCTTCAATACGTTGTTTTGCAGTTTCTTCAGTAGTGTTAGGATCGTTCATAATATCTAATATTCTTTTTTTACCACTATCTTTTAGATAATTACTTCTAGATAATCTATCTAACTTTACTCTTTGATCTGGTGTTATACCTCCCTTAACTGGCATTTTGCCATTGATTGAGTTTGGTATATAATCAAGATCTCTTATGTCTTCATTAATCCAGAGATCTAAACCATAACCTGTAGCCATACTAATTGCTTTAGCAATAGCACGTCTAAAAGTATTTTCTACTTGTGCTGCATCTGGATTAGCTACTGCTTGATTCCTGTAATCTCTTACTGCAAGATACTCATCATGCGTGCTTTCTAGACCATCGAAATCATAATGCAATCTTACATGAACCATTTTACTTTGACCTGTATCAATAATAGCTACTAGCTCATATCTAGCATCAGGATCTATTTGTTTTAGTTTATCCCAACATATAGCCCAAGATAAATAATCAAATTTACCTTTTTGTTCTATTGCAACTTTGTAATCATCTTTACGTAGTATGTGGTAGGGGTGTTTTGGTTTATCATTTTGCCATTCTTCAAGCATCTTCGTTCTCCTCTTCTTCTAAGTATATTGTAAATTCTTGTGGAATTAGATGTTCTTCATCTCTTATTCTCCAAGAATGTGATCCCTCGTATTTGTAGATAACTTGATTTTCTTCAAGTATATCTAAAAATTCATCTATTGTCATAATCTCCTCATAGATTAACAAAAAAAGGGGCAATTAATATATTAATACTAACTGCCCTTTACAAGTAAATTACATATTATTTTTAGTCTTAAGTTTATCCCAAAGCTTTTTAGCATTAGTAGGTCTAAACAAAAGATCTCTTTCTATTCCTAAGCCAAATGGTAGCTCTATATCTTGCAGCTCTTTAATAGAGAATGAACCCATTTCTACATATTCTCCATCTACGATTCCCCAAGCATAGTTTTCATCTTCCATATTCATTAAATACCAATCCCAGTTTCCAACTGGATTAAAGAACTTTGCTACTACATTTTGTTTTTCTAAGTCAGAACCATATTTATATTGTTCTTTAGCTAGTGATTCTATTTTATCGTTAAGTAATTGCATTACTCCTCCTTTGTTTTTATTGATCCATTAGCTGCTTGTCTCCACAAAGCATCAATGTGATCACACCAATCCGAATATTTCCATTTTACTGCTACTGTACTATCTGGTTTTGTAAATTGATATTTCGGATTCTTTTCTTTTAATTTAGTATTTAACCATTTAAGAGCAACTTTCATGTCTGCTGTTATATGATCTCCAAAGTATTTATCGTTTGGCATACTGAACCTCCCACATGTCTATGTATTTATTACTTTCTTCGAAACTAAATCCATATTTTTCTACAAGAACATCATTAAGCAATTGATACATGTTTAACATTTCACCTTGATATACTTCCTCTAGCAGTTCTATAACTTCTTCTGCCATTTCATCTCTTGCGAGATCTTCTTGTGTGTATTTACTCATTTTTTATCCTTTAAAGTTTATCAAGCCCTAAACTGATTTATATTTGCATTTATACTTCAATTTAAAATCAATACACGTTATGTCTAGGGCTTGAATTTATTGGTGGCTTTTTAATCATACAAACTGAGTGACTAGCAAATCTATTTTATAGTCTAGTTTCCTGGTATCTACTTAGCTTATCTACTCAGGACTTCGTTTGCTTTAGATAAGTACCACCAATTAAACAATTTTGAGGTGCAGAGAAAGGAGAGAGCTTAACCCTGCACCTCTTGTTGTACTAACTAACTCCTAGTCTCAACAAATTCTTAGCGTATGTTAGCATACTCAATTCTTTTCGTTGATTCTCTGACATCTTGGAGTTAGTTCTTATGTTAATAAGATGTTTACGATCATCTACAAACTCAATCAATTCTTTCTTATTCATCTGTTGTATTAGATTAAAGTGATTGTGCTTGTGTCTTGGCATTGCATTGAATGCTATCTCTGCAAATCGTAGCCATCTTTGTTTAGCTTGGTTCTTGTATTGTGACATCATATTCCTCTATTGTTACTTTGTAGTTATCATGTAAATGGTGCATAGCAGTCATAACCTCGTTAACCTTTACTTGTGTGACTCCTGTGTATTCTTTAATCACTACACCATTTTTATCAATTACAGTTATATTAAACTGTGCTTTGTTTTGAACTAAATCACTAATTTTTCTAGCAATACTACCTGTAAATCTTAGTGTTTGTGTTAGTCCAAAAGATATATAACCTAGAGTTTTACCAAGCATTGCTGCAAAACGTAGTTTACCCATAGTTATCCTTTCGTTGTTGTTTTATTTGTTTTGTAATATCTGCTACGTACATTTCTTGATTTTGACCTGGGTATTCCCATACGCATTTCATACAAAATCTAACTTCTTGTGAATACTTTTTATTTGTTGTTAGATCAGTATAATCAACTTCTATTTCTCTTACTTCATCATCACCATGTTCTGTGCAAAACACATCTGGATCTGAATATACATCATTCCAATCTGGCAATGCATCTAGTGTCATATCATGTATGTCTGGCATATAACCTCCTAATTATGAACAGAAGAAGGTCGAAGATGTTTTATGTTTAAAAGATTGCATAATTCATCATACGTTGCTTTTCCTGATTCACTCATTCTATCGTATTCCCATTCAATATCTGCTATTAATTGTAATATACGTTTTATTTGCATGTTACCTCCTACGTTGCTGGTATCATATACCAGGGTATTGTTATTGCGATTATACTTATTTCTCGTGCCTTATTTTTTAGCATTGTTTTTTACTCCAATCATTTTTTTAAGGAACAAAAAAGGGGGAAGGGCTACTTATGTAACCCCTCCCATCGATCGTTATTATAACTTATCTAATATTAAGTATTGAACAGCACCAGTTTTTGATTTCATAGGTTTGCCAGTATACTGCTCATGATTCTTATCTAAAGTACAAGAATACGTATGGAGATTTAGAGACTCTAAAGTTTTTATAGCCTCCATAGCTTCTTCATCTGTAGATTCAACACTAAACCATATTACATCTCCTGATTGAGCTGATTTTATATCTACATTAGAATAAGTATCATCATCATTTTTACGTGATATCCAATAGTTTTTTATATTACGAGATGCCATATCTAGCATCATTTTCATTGATAAAGCCATTTCTGACTCCTTTCGTTAGTTAGTTTAAAATACATATAAAGGGGTTTTTTGTTAAAAAAAGGGTATTAAAGCTACTCAGATTCTTCTGTTAAGCATCATCCGTAAACGAGTGTGCTAGTAGCTTACTATCCCTAATTATCCTTTTTCACATTGTTTGCTATAAATATCTTCTTTGATTGTATCAAGTTCTTCTATACTACATGACCATTTGTAAAGTAGAAACACATTGAAACAGATTAAAAAGACTATTAAAAACAAAATCATTATTATTACACCGAATGGTATATCTATGAGATGAGTTAGTTCGTGCATAGTACAACCTTTCTTTTATTTAGTTTAAAAAAAGATATGTAAGACAAGACAAGTTTCTTAAACTCTTAAACACTCACTTAGCAATTATTAGCAATTTAACGGTAGTGTTTACTAATCTTTAGTAGTGCCTTACATATCATAAAAAGGGGTAATGTAGTGCATCATTACGATACACTACACACCTGTTGTTACTTCATCACTCTACGTTGACGTATGGATTTATATACTGTTGACGACAGCTTATATAAAGTTAAAGGTACTGCTATTACGTAGGCTATGATGTTAATAGGTATAAGTTTAAGGTTCATGCGACCTCCTTAAGAGTTGATTAAAGTAAAACATATAAAGGGGTAATGTATTACTGAAACCAAAAACGTAACCTAATCACAAAGTCAAACCCGTAATGCAACGGGGTACGGTAACGTAAACACCTCACACACACAATGTAGACTAAGTTTTGAAACTTCATCACTCTCTTATTGTTTAATAAATTGTAAATTAGTAATATTGGCAATGACTCAGTTACATTATTAGATGACTAAAAAAGTAATATATGAAGTGTTTAATCCCAGAACAGGTAAGTGGGAAAGAGATGTAACTACAGATGATGAGATAGATCGTGCATTTGAAGTGTATTTAAAGGATTTTGAATATTATGAAGCAGAACGACAGATCATTGAAAAGATTATATTACAACACGTACAAAAGAGAATTGAAGATACTCCCTAGTATTCCATTACTAAGTGATACATTACTAAGTAATATAATTAACAATAGTATTCCATTACTAAGTAATATATATATATAAATCCCCACTCTCATGGAAAAAATAACTAGAAAGATTAATTACAAGACTACAGAATGTGTAGTGTATACTACTGATGATTGTCCACATCCTATGGTATATTGGAAATCAGCAGCAAAAGGTGATTGGGCTACTACCGATGATGGGTATGTAGCAGAGTGTATAGCAAAAAATGTCTATACAGACAAGTCAGGGAGAGTAAAAACGCTCATAAAGCTCACTTGTGGGTTACAATGGAACACAGGTAAGAGTAAATTACTGTATAAACCCAACAAAGAGGCAGGTATTTACTCTATGATCAAGCCAAGAACATGGCAAGATCGTGAATCTAAGAAAAAACGTACAAAAAACGCAGTAAATGCGTACGTATCTCAGATTGTAGAGGGTAAAAAGATAGATTGGCAACAAATAGGCAATATTTATAGAGCAGATCAGAAAAAACCAGAGGCTACAGTCAAAAGATTATTTAGAGAAAAGGTTATAACTAATATGGTTGAAGAAAAATTAAAAGAAATACTATCTTCTAGAGGTATTGATAAAGGATATGTACTTGATACTATACTAAAAGCAATATCTATAGCAGAAGATAAGCAAGATGTATCTAATATGCTACGTGGAGTAGAGAACTTTGTAGATATGTTAGAAATGAAACCAAGCAAGAAAGTAACAACGGATACTTTACAAATAGATATGACTAATCAAATAATGGATAATATAGAAACAGAAGAAAAGAAATTAGTTGCTAGTAGAAAAGTAGAATCTGATGTTATAGAATATCATGATCCAGGAGATGAGAATGACTGATGATGTAAATCATCCAGATCACTATACTAAAGGCATAGAGGTAACTGATTTTATTGCATCTTGGCAAATGGATTGGTTTCGTGGTAATATTATTAAATACATTGTACGTTGTCCACATAAAGGCAATACTGTAAAAGATCTTAAGAAAGCTAAATGGTATATAGAAGATCTTATACAGAGACTAGAGAATGATGAGCAACCACCAAGTACATGCTATTAATGTTTGAGCCATGTCCTCTTACCACAAGATCAATATGTGGATTTGCAGCAACAGTAAATGGAGAGTTACATTGTGGCATCATTAGCTGTGCTTTTGAAGGCACTAAAGTTAAAAATCTACCTAAGTGTACTAAAGAAATGTCAAAGTATGAACAATCAAAACATGCAAAGCATCCATGGGAAATATTCAACAAATAAAAGAAAAGCTAAGAAATGATATAATACTATTTGGTAAGATATGCTTACCTAGTATGTTTTCTAGTAAATCTCCTAACTTTCATCATGAACTTGCAGATCTTTTAGTACAACCACATATAAATAAATTAAATATAATAGCACCACGTGGTCATGCTAAGTCATCATTAATTGCATGTATATTCCCATTATGGCATATACTTACACAAGAAGGTACTAAGTTTGTTGTATTATCTTCTAAGACAGAAGGACATGCTGTAAGATTATTACAAACTATTAAAAATGCATTAGAGTATAGCATGGAGTTACGTAGTGTTTATGGATACTTTGGTCAACACTCTGCTAGACAATGGTCACGTACAGAGATAGTATTAAGAGATGATAGTATGATAATGTGTCGTGGTACAGGTCAGCAGGTTGTAGGATTAAAGCATGGCAATCAAAGACCAACATTAGTTGTACTAGATGATCCAGAAGATATGAACAATACTAAAACTGCAGAAGCTATGGAGTTTAACCTTAGATGGTTATTACAGTCAATGGTACCTGCACTAGATGCTAAGCGAGGCAGGATTGCAGTTATTGGTACACCACAGCATCAAAGATGTTTAGTTGAAACTTTAATGCAGACTGAAGGATGGGAGTCACGTAGATATAAAGCATTACAAGATGATGGCACAGCTCTTTGGCCTGAGATGTGGTCAAAAGAAAAACTAGAAGCAGAAAAGAAGTCATTAGACTCTATAGGAAGAGTATCTGCATTTTATCGTGAATATCAATGTGAGATCATTGGAGATGAAGATCAACTATTTAAAGAAAGTTATATACAATACTATGATGCAGAGCTAATATATAAAGAAGATGATGCCTATTTACACTTTCCTAAAACAGAAGAAATGAAAGCAGTAAATGTGTTTATGGGAGTAGATCCAGCTAGTTCTGTTCGTAAACATGCAGACTTCTCTACAATTGTATGTGTTGCTGTAGATAATAAAAATAATAAATACGTGCTTCCTTATTACAGAAAAAGATCTACACCTATGAATCTAGCAGATACTATTATTGAATATTTTAAAAAATACAAACCTGTTAAGACCCGTATAGAATCTGTAGGCTATCAAGAAATGCTACGTGATTATTTAAGAACTCGCGCTGATGAAGAAGGATTATTTATACCAGGACTAGAAATAAAAGAAACGCCACGTAGTAGTAAGTCAGCAAGACTAGAAACAATGCAGCCATGGTTTGCACAAAAGAAGATCTATATCCAAAAAGATATGAATCATTTACTAGATGAGTTATTAATGTTTCCTAGAGGAAAACATGATGATTTATTAGATGGTCTATATTATGCTACTAAAAATAATTATACCCCTAATCATAGCAATCAAAGAAATGAGTCTTATCACTCTCAGGCTGATTACGTAAAAAAGTCTGATGATTGGATGATTTCCTGAAACTTTTTATAACTTTTTATGTCTAAGTTCTTGATATGCCCGAAAAACACCCAGAAGTCAAGATATCTGAGGACAAACTAAGCGAATATTCATCTGTACGTGATAAGTGGGCTAGACAAGCCACAGAAGATAATGAGTTTCGCAATGGAATCCAATGGACTAAAGAACAAGTTGATGCACTAAGAAAACGTGCACAAGAACCTTTAGTTGTTAATGTAATCTATCCAGCAGTTGAACAAGCTAAAGCTATGCTTACTGCTAACTCTCCTAGATTTCAGTCGGCTGGTAGAGAAGGTAGTGATGTAAAGACTGGACAAATTTTTTCTGACCTAATGAGCTGGGTGTGGGAAAACTCCAAAGGTAATACCGAACTAAAAGAAGTTGTGGATGACTACTATGTAAAGGGCATGGGTTGTATGATGGTATATCATGATCCACAAGCTGATTTTGGTAAGGGCGATATATACGTTTCTGCAATAGATCCTTTAGATGTATATATCTGTCCTTCTTCCCAAGATGCCTATTCTAGAGATGCTTCTAATATTATTATTGCTAGACTCTACTCTGAGATGCAATTGATCTCCATGTATCCAGATTTAGAGGAGATAATAAAGTCTGCTACTACAACTTCTGTTGCTCCTCAAACAGAATCAATCAGACATGGTTTAGAAGATCAGATTGTTAGTAAAGAGGATATCAACGCCCAGCGAATTTATGGTACACCAGATGAAAGACAGTTAGAGGTAATTGAAAGATATTCAAAAATTAAAGTACCTCATTATAGAATTTATGATCCACAGTTAAACGATGAAAAGATATTGACTCCAGCAGAATACGAACAATACTCACAAAAGATTGGATATAAAGTATTTAATAAAGAAAGAGAAAATATTATAACTGATGATAACGAAGTAGAAAATTATAAAAAGATAGAAGAAGAATATGGTAATGTATTTCATCTTTTAATAAATCCTGTTACTCAAGAGCAAGTAATGATGCAAGGAGAAGAAACTCCTGATGCCTTAAAAAATAGTACAACTATTATTGAAAGAGTTACTTTTGCAGATTTAATGGAAACAGGTGATATACTAATGAATGAGATAGAACTTACAAGAATAAAACAAGTTGTAAGTGTTGGTGGAGAGCTTTTATATATAAATATTTTACCAATAGAAGATTATCCTATTATTACAATAATGAATAATCATAATCGAAATCCTTATCCTCTTAGTGATGTACGAATGGTTAAAGGACTTCAGTCGTATATTAATAAAATAAGATCATTAATTGTTGCTCATGCATCTTCTTCTACAAATGTAAAGCTACTTATACCTAGAGGATCTATGAATAAAAGGCAGCTAGAAGAAGAGTGGGGTAGAGCTGGTACTGCAGTAATAGAATTTGATCCAGAGTTAGGCCAACCTATAGTTGCAGGGCCTATACCTTTACCTAATGAATTATATAAAAATGAAGCTGATGCTAAAGCGGATATAGAGCGTATATTAGGTATTTATGCATTAATGCAAGGTGATCCATCGTCTATGCCACAAACATATAAAGGTACTTTAGCTATAGATGAATTTGGATTAAGAAGAATTAAATCTAAAAGAGATGATATTGAAGAAGGTATAAATCAAATTGCTAAAGTAGTAGTAGGATTAATTCAAGCTACTTATACTACTATGAAAGTTATGCGATTATTACAACCAAACCATAGACCAAAAGAAGTAAAAATAAATGAACCTATTTACGATCAAATTAGTGGAGAGTTTTTAGGAAAATTAAATGATGTAACAGTTGGTAGATATGATGTTTTGGTTGTATCAGGATCTACTTTACCATCTAATAGATATGCTAGATTTGAATATTATATGGATTTATACAAGAATGGTATCATAGATCAATTAGAAGTGCTTAAGCAAACAGAGGTTGCTAATGTTGAAGATGTACTAAATAGAAAATCTCAAATGCAGCAATTAATGAATCAAGTACAAAGTCAGGAAGCACAAATAAAAGATTTACAGGGTGACCTGCAAACAGCTAGACGTGAGCTGGTACATGCACGTCAACGTGTCGAAGTTGAAAAATTCAAAACAGATCTTAAACAATCCTCCAATAGGGCAAGTATGGCATCTAAGCTATATCAAGCACGTACGGAAGATGAACTTAAAAAGATCAAAAATGTCGTTGCTGAGCAAGATGCTACAAACGATTTAACAATACCATTGGAGGAATAATGGAAAACGTAAGTAATGCTGAGGTACAGGAAGTAAGCAAACCGCAAATGGAAACTACACAAGTTTTCGATGCACCTGCAGATACTGCTACACCTGCACCATCAATTACCCAAACAACTAGGTTCGAAGAACAAGAAGCTCAAACTTCAGAGGGCAATGAAGTTGCTGAGCCTACACAAGATGTATCTGCAAAAGAGGATCCTAATAGGTTACAATACTGGCAATCACAGGCAGACAAGGCCAAGAATGAAGCAAGTAGAATGGCTCAAGAGCTTGATATGTATAAGAAAGCTGTTGAATCAATGAACAATGCTCCAGTCTCCAACGGAACCCAGCCCCAGCCACAGGCTGATCCATTGAAGGAGCCATTGCCACCAGAAAAACCAGTCACTTATAGTGAAATAGATGCTTATAACGATCCTGAGAGTGATTCATTCAAATACAGAATGGCTAAAGAAAAATTTCAAGATGAACGATATGATTATCTTAAAAAGCTAGAGTATGCTCGTATTCAAGAGCAAGATCAATTATTTGCACAACAACAAGAAAAGCAAATGTTAAATCAAGCTTATAGCACAGTTAAGAATCAATATGGTTGGGATGATATGAAAGCTGCAGACTTTATTGGCTGGGCTACTAATCCTAATAACGTAACTCTTGATGTTTTAGCTAAGTTATTTGATATACAGAACGCTCCAACACAAGAACAAATAAATGCAGTACAGAAGAAACAAGAATTCCAACAAGCAGGTCAAGCTTTACAGAATCCTACTACGCCTAGTGCACAAACAGGACAAAGTAAGCCACCTATGAATGAGGAAGATTTGTTTAATGCTGCTTTACTTTCACAGAGCAAAATAAGGAAACAATAAAATGGCTACTAAAAACCTTAGCGGCTCAGGTGTTCTTTTTACTGATAGACGAGATTTTTATATCAGTCCTCAAGTTGTCAAGGAACTTTGGACTGATGTAACCCCATTTACTACAATCGTGGCTAATCAGGAACAGCGTACACCAACCGATCCGCTTTTCAAAATGTTTGAACATAGAAATCCTTGGCAAAATCAAGAGTTTCAAGCTGCAAGTGATCCTGCTAGTTTAGCTGCAGGTAATTCAGAATCAGCTGCAACTGATATTGATAATATAATTGGATTAGCATCATCTGCTGATTCATCATATCTTGGCTTAGAGTGTGAAGTTTGGGATTCAACCAGAACAACACTTAAAGGTCAGGCTTTAATTACAACTGTTGTTGATAGTGATACAATTAAGTTTAAGAACTTAGGTTCTGCAGCTTTAGATGTTGCTAATGATGATGTATTTAGAGTTGTTGGTAATGCACATGGTGAAGGAACAGTTGCTCCTGAAGCATGGTCAGATGAAATCAAAGTTGTTCATAATAGCACTCAGATTTTTAAAACACCACTACAGATTACTGGTACTTTAGAAGCAGCAGCTTTACGTGGTGAGTCATCTGAATTAGCTAGACTACGTTTACAAAAATCACAAGAACATAAGATACAAAAAGAAAGAGCTTTCCTATTTGGTGGTTCAACTATTGGTACTGGTCTTGCTGATTCTCGTGACGGAACATCTAGTGAATCATTTGCTGAACATGCAATAACTGATGTTAATGGAAATGTAGTTCGTTCTACAATGGGATTAGTAACAGCATTAGGTAAGTATGGTGATACAAGTGGTGATGATCAAAGTGTATTTACAATTTCTGAAGCTAGTTATAGCTACAGCAACTTTGTAGATGATATGGAAAAAGTATTCCAGTACATACCAGAGCAAGGTATGAAGATGGCTTTTGCTGGTCGTGGTGCTATGAGCTACTTCTCTAAGATTGATGGTGCTTCTGGATTTGCTGGAAACTCTGGATGGAATATTAACATTGGGCCTTCAGAGCGTAGCAGTTATGGATTTAACTTTAGACAATTAGAAACACCTCATGGTGTACTAATGTTAATTCCTACTCCTGTATTACGTGGGCCTTATTCTAAATACATGGTTGTAGTTTCTGAAGAGAATCTATTCCATGCTGTTTATAGACCTCCAGTATACCAAACTAACATCAAGACTGATGACGCGTTTGATGGAGTAAAAGATCAATACATGTCTGATGAAGGTCTTGGAATAACCTTGATTGAATCTCATAAGTTGTTTAAGATAACTGATTAAGGAGGTTTAATATGGCTAGACCATTTCAAGGCGGAACTATGGCTAATGTAGAAGCAATATCTAGTGCAACTACATTATCAAAAGCAGATAGCAATAAAGTAATAGTTGTTGATGCATCTACTGGCTTTACCTTAACTCTACCAGCTTGTCAAAAAGGCTTAGAGTATAAGATACTTTTTAAAGTTGGTGGAACTGATGCAGCTATGAAGATTGCTGTTACTGCTGGTGATGCTTTCTTTGGAAGAGTGCAAGTACAAGACAATAATACTGATAATCAAACTGCAATGCAGGTAGTAACTTACGCAACAGCAACAGGTTCTCCAGGAAGTTATGATGTTATGACTTTTGATGGAGATGCAACAACTTCTGGTTGTGCAGCTGGTGATATTGTTGAATTGGTTGCTATTGATGATGCAGCATGGGCTGTCAATGCATTATTGACTACAACTGGCACACCTTCAAGTGTAGCAGTTATAGCAGGAAGTTAA